TAATAAAAGACGGATCTTCTTCAAGAACTCTCATTTCGCATGTCGACCAATGTCCTCCTTCTCTTATCAGCATTTTTTGAATCACGCTTAAAAGTGATTCATCATTTGTAATATCCATTAGAAACGATCCAATGTTTGAATTTTGAACGAGCGCTCTTTTTTCGGCATCAGAAAGAAGTGGCCATACTTGTAGAATTTTATCTCTTTGTATACTATCGTTTTTCACAAAAGCAATTAGTTTGTGATAATTATTACTATATGGTTCCATAATCTTTTTTAACTGTGTCTTCTTCGACATTTTAATTTATTTGTAACTTATCTTTTACAGATTTTTCAACTTTTTCGACATTGTTTTCTGAACGAACGTTCAGAAAACTCGGGTCTGTCCATTCACAGTCCTTTATTATTCGAGTTTCTATATGAATTAATCTACTTTTGTTGTTTCCTTTCTTTGTTTTGAACATACTTCATCTTATTGAAATGCCTTTTCAGCGTGTTTTTGACATACGGGGAATCAGGATTATACATTACCTTTAACCACCATTTTCCAATCTTTTCCACTGCAAGGATCTTCTTTCTTGCCATTACTGCAAGTTCTTTTTCTGTTTTAACTTTTTTGTAGAAAGGCATGCGATTGCGACATAACTCCGTCCAATTCCAATCTTTGTCTGGATGGTCTTCCACAATTTTCCATGTAATATTTGGATTTTGACTTACACAATCCCATTCCCAATGTAAATGTGGATGAGATTTAATATCCTCCCAAGTTATATTTGGGTTTCTGGATAATTCGTTCCAACACAAATTTTCATGCAGTTTTGTTTTGATAATTTCCAGTGTAATGTTTGGATTAAAACACATATACCACCAGACCCATGGCAGATCCGGATAGTTTGTAACAATGTCCATGTTTATATATGCACGCATAGACAATGTATCCCAACACCATTTATTTCGTGGAGCACTTAAAACCATCTCAATAGTTAGATCTGAGCGTCCAGACACCGACTCTGCATCCCACTTGTACCGGTCAACCGGAATGTCCTCAATGTCATCGTCCGGATCGTACTCATCGTCCTCAATGTCCTCAATGTCCTCAATGTCCTCAATGTCCTCACCCGGAATGGCCTCATCGGCCTCATCGTCCTCAACCGGAATGGTTTTGGTAATGGCGTCGGCAAGGAGTTTATTGTTTTCACAATATGTATTCCAATTCATAATTATATTTATATCTATACTTGGATTCTCAGACATGTGATTCAAATTCCAATCATGCCATGGATGGCGCTCAACAATATCCCATGTAATGTTTGGATTAAAGGATATGAAATCCCAGTTCCATGGCAGATCTAAATGCTCGTTGATGATATTCCAAGTAATCTTCGGATTCATGGATAAGTAATTCCAGGCCCATGGTTTGTCCATGTTGTTACGAACAGTATCCCATTCAAGGTTTGGATGCCCGGATAAGTACTCCCAGGCCCATGGTTTGTCCATGTTGTTACGAACGATATCCCATTCAAGGTTTAGATTCATGGATAAATAATCCCAGGACCATGCAAGGTCTGGGTGTTTTCTGACAATGTCCATTACGTTGGGATTCTTAGATAATGATTCCCAATGGAAATTAAAGTCAAAGATGTCGTCTATGTCGGCAAGAACATTCCAATTTATGTTCGGATTAAAATACAACATATGCGAATTAAACAAGGTAAGATTTTGTTTGACAATCTTTAGTGAAATGTCTAATTTCGCAGATATTCCTCGTGAATTCCATGGAAGGGTTGGATTTTTTTTAACAGTCTTCCAAGTGATGTTTGGATTAGCAGACACTTCAAACCAGTCTACCCGATCCTTATTCTTTTTAATAAACTCAATGTACGACATTGTAAGATAATTTATAGTTGGTTCTCGAAAATATGAAAAATCAATTTTATGACGTAAATCCTCGTTTTGCCATTTTTATCCGAAAAAGGATCCAAAAATGTTCGCGCTTTAAAATGAGCAAGAAATATATCTTAATTGTCACAGTTGTGTTCACGATTATAAGTATAATTTTTATCATGTTTGATTGGGACAGAACAATTCGACTTCGATTCAAGTCGGTTGACGATCTACTAACTGTTTACAAATTAAAACCCAAACCTCCACGACGAGTAGTTGCGATTTTGGAGTTACAGGATGGGGAATCCCCGAATCTTCAGACTATTAAATCGCTGATGGACCAGAATTTCAGACTGCATGATATCGCAATTCAATGTAACAACCCGATGCAATTCAAAGGGATGTTGGAAAAACTGGTTACGTTTCATAAACCTAACACGGAATGGCTACGAGAAACAGAAAAAGACACACTTGTTCTATATATTCAAAATGGGAAAGAATACCCATATGGATTTATAGATGATGCGATTAATTAATTACTACTATGAAAATGACTAATAATTACTCAAATAAACCCGAAGATGAGCATTGTAATATCCCTCACATCCACGTTCAACAAAACGATAGGATGGGATATGTCAGACTGAACAACCTCGATGCGTGGGATTCTGATTTTGTCGAGATCCCAAGCAATTGTGTTCCTGCTGTTTGTAATTCGCAGATATTCATTAGTGGAGATCCGCGGCTCAAACACATGGCTCACAGTGATGGGTCGTTAGCGTTGGATAATCGACCGAGAAATGGAAAAGTTCAAATTGGTGATGCTGAACGACTAGCAAAATCCCAAGGGGTCAATGTTCACGATTCATACAAAACAATTCGCAATGGAGACATAACCTACTACTATGGGAAGGATTTGTCTGTTCCATTTATTTCAACGTTATTTATTCAACCAGGCCTTGTTGTCCGAGAACAATACGTAGATCCCATGGGAACGCTGAAACCGCATTTTTGCCGAGCATCGCTTGATAACAAGAATTGTCTTTCGTGGATTAGAGACAGTCAATTTCACCGAGAAGATTTAATGTCCAAACAACTTTGGAATCGAAACCAATCAAATTACGCGGTGACTACGAATAATTACACAGGCGTGTAACTCTTTTTCAGTTTCTTGCTTTTGAGATCGTCGCGCCTCCGGATATAGAAGTTTTGCTTTATTTATCGTATACTGGGTTAACGAATTTATGTTCATTTTCTATTTTTTTTATTATCTTAAATAGGTTCATCATTTTAAGAATGATCGAACAACTTGATAACTATCTCGTTGCATTTGAAATACAGGATGGCTTTTTGCAACATTGTTTGAACAAGTTTATTTTATGAGATTGTCCTCATAAAATCATGGTAAAAGTTGCCATCGTGATCACGATAGCAACTTTTCAAATAGTCCATGATCTTTCTTGATCTTTCCAAACATTTCCAGTGAATAAATTTCTTTCCACCCAAACTGCACAATTTCGTAGCATTGAAGCACCCCGTCGACTTGTCAACCACAAGTTGAAACTCTCCAAAGATTCCAAAGTAAAAAGTATCCTTGATTTGTTGATAACAAATATTATTTAACGACGCCATTTTTAAATTACAGATGTTCCTTAAGTCAAATTTTGGCTTTTTGCAGCAGTTCAAAAAAGCCGCGGACTGAATTCGGTCCGCGGATGTTTACTGGCACTAACTGTTTTAAACTTAATTTCTATATAATATTGAATGGACGTGTTGAAAGAGAAAAGTCTAATAAATTATTTTGTATGTACATTCTCCGTGATTGATTGGATCTTTTGAATTGACCCACCCAGTCATTTCTTTAATTCGATACCACAAGTCTTTTTTTGATGTATTGGTCGCTTTAGAAATCCTTGAAACCAGATCCTTACGATCTAACATGACCGCATTTCCCACCATTCTTTTCTGTACCGCAAGCATATTTTCTAACTCTTCGCGAATGATCTCAATATCCTCACTTTCCAGGTCTATGGTTTCTGTGTGTTCTCCAATTTGATATGTTATTTTTTTACAATCTAAGCGTGGAGGGTCTTCATCTTCTTCATCCAACGATTTATCTAAACGATATTTTATAAAATTACTAATGTAGTCCACGCTTCTATCATAATTTTCAACGATATATAAGATGATGTCTTTCAAATCACGAAAATTTATACCACAATATAATTCGACTCCGTCTCGATGTTTGAACTCAGAAAGAAGTTTTTGAATATGATAGTCGACATCTTTCGAATTATAACATTTAACTACCCAACAATAGTAGTATACATCTTCTTGAGGTCTACCCGTGTTATATGCACCGATACGACTACTCAGACGTGTTGTAGAACCAATTTTAAATATTCTTTCTGAGGCGTACATTGACGTTGTGGCGATGTAGATCCATTCCATTTTTCTTTCTTTAACTGTAACTCTTCTCATGAATTTATTGATGCGTAAAGATTTTCTCTCTGCTTTTACAAGTTTATCGTGTAACTCTTTTTCAGTTTCTTCTTTAATGGATAATTGTTCCATTAAATGTTTCTCGATTTGGTAAGAACCATATTTTCGAATTGAAGGAAGAATGGTCTTACAAACTAAGTTTCTGAATTCTTTTGCGAAAGGGGCTTGAGACGAGAAAATCAATGAATAAACCCCAGCTTCCGAAATATAGATCATCTGTCCTTCTCTAAATGTGTAATGAGTTAATCCCAAACGACTACACATCTGGGGGGGGTCTGGCACCCCCCCCAGATTTGTACCAGTAGAAGGGTCACTAAAAGAATCTAACGCACGAAGCCCAGATTTATCTTCCTTTTCAACATGCTTCTTCATGGCGTCTTTGTAGTCCTTGTAACCCAACACAATACACACATCTTTTCCACAAAAATATGGGTCTTCTAATGTTCCAGCGAGTCTAACTTTGTGGTTTTCATTGTTCACTTGAACAGTCATATATTCACGACAATCTTTCAAATTAATGAGGGCGTCCATTTATGTGAATATTTTTCAACATAACTGTACTTTCTCACACTTTCTGAGGTACGATGTAAAATTACGCACGAATAATTACACATAAATATAAAAATTGAAAAGATTGTTCAACAAATTCAAATCCTTCAAAATGAATGTAATAGAAATTCAAAACAAATATTTTGACTTACACGGACATCAGATAGAATGTGAAAAAGATGTTCGATATTATAAAAGAGGAGAAGGAAATGTTGTGTACATTCTTCGAGATTTTGAATATCTTGGAAATATTTTGAAACAATGGAAATTTGTAGTAGTGGAAAATTTGATAGGAGAATTTGATTCAGATTTTAGTCGATCAATCCAAGCAGAGTTCAACACAACTAAACTACTTAAGTGGAGTAGTATTTTGTTGAATCAAGTCTGTACGACATACAAGTTGTCCAGAAGTGATGTGATAAAATTGTACGAATTATCGAGTGTATATAGAATAAGAGGAGTGATTAATAAAAATTCTCTTGAAGAATTTGACTCGATAACAAGCATTGTTGAAATACCTAAAGACGGTGAAATATTTATGAAGAACGAGGATTCCTCTGGAAAAAATATAATATCGATGAAACCAACAAAAAACAAAGAAGACATTGTAACCCGTTTCATGTCGTGGTATCCGGAGTTTGAAAGATTTTTAGATACAGGTTTACACGAGTTTGTCTTCTTCACACATCCATGGGTGGATGTTGATAAAACACGGGAATTTCGATTATTCGTGTATAAAAAAAAGATTGTCACTATTTGCCCACAAAAATATTTTGACGTTTATTCAAATGACATTGATCACGATTTGATATTAACTGGTATATATGCGCTGCAAAAAGTATTTGTTGATAAATTTGAACACTGTAATTTCAGTATGGATGTTTACTGGGACACTAACTGTTTTAAACTTATTGAATTCAATCAGTGGTTTAATGCGCATCCTGGTCTATTCACATATGATGAAATTAAGAATTCTTGTGATAAAATTAACTTTAAATATCTCATTCAATAATCATTTAAAAAGCTTTAAATTTATGATCCAGTATCATAAATTTCAGTGCCAGTCCTGAGCTTTTGCTAGCTTTGGACCCAAATTCAATCAATCTAATTATAAATTAAAAGTTGAACGTGTACATGTCAAAATTTAAAAAGAAATAAAATGGGTATCAAACATTTCTTTAGTTGGTTCAAACAGAACAAACAATTAAAAAACACGATTATAAATTCTGTTCCAGAAACAATTGATCATGTTCTCATTGATATGAATGGTGTCATTCACGAAGCGGCGCAATTTGTATTCAAATATGGAAAATATAAATCAAAAATTGAAATACCAAATTATTTAAAATCAAGAATCAAACGTCAAACAAACGAAGATTTGTACTTGGAAATTAAAAACAAAGTTAATGCCATTTTGGAAACGTTAAATCCCAAAAAGGCTGTTTTCTTAGCCGTTGATGGCGTTGCCCCGAAATCGAAGCAAAACCAGCAGAGACAGCGGCGTTTTCGCGCAGCCGCAGAACGAGATGCGAGCGAGGCCTTTGATTCAAACTGTATCACGGCAGGGACCGCATTTATGAAAGAACTGTCTGATTCTCTTACTAAAGACGTCAGAGAATGGATTACCGTAAAAGAGCATGTTGATGTAATCATGTCGCCCGATTCTATTCCGGGAGAAGGAGAACATAAATTAATCGATTGGATCAACGCCTACAGTTCGCCTTCTGACGTGTTTTGCATCGTTGGATTAGACGCAGATCTAATTCTCTTGTGTATGATGGCTTACAAAGAAAATATTTACATCATGAGAGAAGGCGAACAACGCGTAGATTATATTGACATCAGTCTAGCACGACACGTAATCCCAATTGCAGCTGACGATTTAATTATTTTGAGTTGTTTCATCGGCAATGATTTTTTGCCTGCAATTCCATCTCTTGAAATAAAAGAAAGCGCTCCCGAAATTGGAGCGCTTGATTATTTTATAGATTACTATTCTAAACATCCCGAAACAACACTGGTCAATCGGAGAAATGGCTGCATAAACATGACCGCACTCCGCGATATTATGACACATCTTTCCTTTCGCGAACAATGTATCATGGATGCTAGACATAACGATTCTTCTCGGTTTGATAACGATATGTGGACTGGTGATATTGAGAAATATCGAGATGTTTATCATAAAACCAAGCTTGAACAAGTAGATCCGAGCGTGCTTGTTCAAGCTTACATGAAAACGGTTCAATGGGTCTATCTGTACTATTCAAAGCATTTGGAACAAAAATCGTCATGGGATTGGTATTACCCGTATAATTATAGTTTGCATGCAAACTATTTTGCGAAACATATCCCACAAGATATTGTACGTTTCAGTTTTCCGAAATCTGTACCGTCGCATCCACACGAGCAATTGTTACGAGTCATACCCCCCCAAAACAAATATCTCATCCCAGCATATTTACATTCGGAGTATGATGTAATGATAAACGAATCGACGCAGCTTTTCAAAATTGATAAAACGGGGAAACGCGAAGCATGGGAGGCCATAACAATAGTCGATTTCGTCAACCCACAAAATATCTCATACCAATAGTTTCAAACTTCTTTTATGATCTAAATGATCATAAAATCCAGCAAACTACCCCCCTCTCAATCGAAGGACTAAATGAATAGTACTTTCCTTTTGAATATTGTAGTCTTCTATTGTTCTCTCGTTTTCAAGCTGCTTTCCCGCAAAAATAAGTCGTTGTTGATCCGGGGGAATACCTTCTTTATCTTGAACTTTTTGTTTAACAGTTTCCACTGTGTCGGAAGGTTCAACTTCAAGAGTGATTGTTTTCCCTGTAAGAGTTTTCACAAAGATCTGCATTTTTATGGTACTTTTATTTTCATAAATAAAATCTCGAAAACACCTTTCTATATTAAATCTGCAAGTAGAGATTGTACCCATTTCCAAATAATAGTTTTGTTTTCATCGTCGCACGAACCCCACAAGCTATTTAGTGGCTCATCCTCAATCACATTGAATAGTTCAGGATCCCGACTATTAATCATCTCAATTACATTGGGTTTTAACAGTGTCAGTAAATGACACTCCAGCGCGGCGGGATCCATCACGTTTCTGACGTGATGTCTGTAGTACAGCAATCGTTTGTATATTTCTTTATTTTTATCTTCGAACAGGACGATCAACGCATTGATAAAATTCAGAACTTTTATGTTGTTCATTTTGAACGCGAACACAATGCTTAAGTTATTTATGTGATTGAAACTTCTTCAGTATTTCGACCAGCAACAGTGAAATAACCATTGAAATGATTATAAGACGTGTATCAATCCTGTCGACATTCATGGTTTGGAAAAAGATCGCCAACAGCAAAACCCATAGAAATGTAAAAACGACTTTAATAATATATGACAACGTAGACATTGTTATCTTTTTAGGTTAAAGAAATGTTTTCCGGGGAAAATGCCTTCTCAAAACAGTAATCCTATCCACCACAAAATTGCATTGATTACAGGTGTTGGCGGACAGGATGGTAGTTATCTCGCTGAATTATTACTTTCCAAGAACTATATCGTCCACGGTCTGATTCGTCATTCGTCGGTGAATAACAGACAGCGAATTCTCCACATCGTCGACAATAAGAATTTTCATCTTCACGTCGGAGATATCATTCAATCACTGTTTGACCTTGTCGCGTGTGTGAAACCGGATGAGATTTACAACTTGGCTGCGCAGACGTTTGTAGAAGCGTCATTCAGTATACCTGCCTACACAATGCAAACGAATGCAAACAGTGTCATTGAGTTGCTTGAGGCGATACGAACGCTGAATCCGAAGATTAAGTTATATCAGGCGTCCACGAGCGAGTTGTTTGGGACATCTCCCCCTCCGCAAAACGAAGATACAGCATTTCATCCGTGTTCACCATACGCAATATCTAAACTGAGTTCGTACTGGTTCGTCAAAAACTACAGAGATGCATATGGATTGTTTGCGGTGAATGGAATTTTGTTCAACCATGAGAGCCCTAGACGCGGAGAATGTTTTGTAACAAAAAAGGTTTGTCAAGGAGTTGCGGACATTGCATTCGATTACATCACACATATTGAACTTGGGAATTTAAACGCTAGAAGAGATTGGGGGCATGCAAAAGATTACGTCGAATGCATGTGGAAAATGCTGCAGCACGACAAACCAGACGACTTTGTCATCAGTACTGGCATATCAAAAACGGTTCGAGAGTTTGTCGAAGAAGCGTTTAAACACATTGATATGACATTAACTTGGGAAGGAGAAGGCTTAAGCGAGGTGGGCATCGATCAAAATGGTGTAACGCGTGTGACTGTGAATCCCAAGCATTTCAGACCAACCGACGTCGAAGTTCTTGAAGGAGACTCTTCAAAAGCTCGCGAACTTTTGAGCTGGACACCAACACAGACATTTGAACATATTGTTTCCGAAATGGTAAACATTGAACTTCTCTGTAACGAGGATGATTAGTATGCTTGTCTTGTCTTTATTTGTGGGTCTTCTGATGTGTCTGATCTTTTCTGATTTATGGGTGTTTAAATTTTAAAAAATGTTTAATGCAAAAACAAAATATGCCGGAAAATTCAAGGCACTTTTTGAAGTTTTATTCCAAAATATGACATCTGCATGTTTCACAATAGGAAAAAAGGGTCTACGCCTAGAACATAAAACGACCCAAAATATTGTAATATCTGTGTTCTTACCGGCTGACCAGTTTGAAGAGTACACATTTACAGACCCAGAACCAATTCACATAGGACTCGGAGGGAATATCAACAAAGAGTTTTTCAAATACGTTAAGAACAAAGACATTATTATAATGTCTATCACAAAACCTTTCATCTTTGATTTTGAACGTGAGAATACATCAGACAGCTGTCAGTGTAAGTTGTCCATGAGTATTGAAACAATACAAAACATTACGCCGTTTACTCATGACACCTACACATGCGACCCTGTTCCAATTTCTGCTTCTAGTTTCAACCATCTGTGTCGTTCATTTACCCCGACGTCGACTATTAACATAATGAAATCTGGGGGGCAAGTCAGTGTATCAAATGATACAGGTATTTCAAGTCGGACAGTAATTTTTGGAGACAAAACAAATGACACTGAAATGAATTACCAAACGTTTTATACAGAACAATTTAGTCGAATTAGTAAATTAAGTTCATTCATTAACAAACCAATTGATGCATACGTAGAACAAGACAAACCGATTTGTCTTAAATGCACCAGTGACATCGGATATGTTGATGTTTATATTTATGCATACTAATGAGGGTTTGTAAATTAGTTGAAATCTGCATTAAACAAATCTCTGAATAATTAAAATGTTTCAAACAAAAAGAGTTGAGCGTCGACACCCATGTCGGCAACCACCAAAAAACACAAATAGTCGATATAAAAATTTTACACAAGAAATTTACACTGCTGGTGACATAGACCAGTTTAATTCTTCAAGAGTTTACGAGTCTCTGAAAATGAGAACTCCCAAGTTGGCAGGAAATTTGTTCGAAAACAAGAATTTGGTGACACATTGGTTCAAAAATGCTGATATAACGTCAGAAGAGGTAGAAAACACGTTTAAATATTTTTTTTATAAATTTAAGAAAGGTATTTTTGTACGAATTTCGGACAAGAACCTTGTTACATTCTTACCATTTACAAATGCACATTATCGAAATGAATTCTCTGACAAACTGTTAGTAGATCCATCTTTTTTATCGGTTCAAACGTTTCTTGATTACGTATCAAGAAAAATAGAACAACGCCGAAAAACGCAGCAACATATCCCATTGAACGAATGGGTTCCAAATAATGCATTAATGAGATACGAATATCGACAGTCTGAAGGCGATAACAACGTTGTAATTCTGAATCACCTGATGAAAACGCTTTGCGAGCGACGAGATTTGCCTGATATTGAATTTTTTATCAATAGACGAGATTTCCCTCAAATGAAAACAAATTCAACAGAACCGTACAATCACATTTACGACTCACCGAATCATCCATTGGTGTCGCACAACTATAGAAAATATTCCCCCGTGTTGTCTTGTTCGAGCACGAACGGGTTTGCAGACATTCTGATGCCAACCTTTGAAGACTGGGCCCGTGCTCAATATCAAGACACTGGGGACGTTTTCCCGAATGCCTGCAGAGAATATCCAATCATTCAGCATTCGGCATGGTCGACGAAAATCAGCAAGGCCGTGTTCAGAGGAGCTACAACAGGCGCTGGATTCAACGAAAAGACAAACCAGCGGTTAAGGGCGCTCAAAATCACCTCGAAGCGGCCAGATCTCTTCGATTTTGGAATAACAAAATGGAATTTAAGACCCAGAAAGTACGAAGGAGAGCAATATTTACGAACGATCGAACTGCCTGAATACCCTCGAGCAGGACCATTGACTCTTCAACAACAATCAAAATACAAATACATTCTAAATCTCGAGGGACATGTTGCTGCATATAGGTTGTCATACGAGTTTTCATCTGGGTCTGTTGTTCTTCTCGCGGCATCTCGATGGAAAATGTGGTACAGCGGTATGATACGGCCATTCGTGCATTATGTCCCAGTCGCGGAAGATCTGAGCGATCTGGTCTCACAGGTGGAATGGTGTCGATCAAATGATGACAAATGCCGAGAGATTGCAACCAATGCGCAGCTGTTTTACGACCGGTATCTCGGGAAAAAAGGGATTTTAGATTTTCTCCAGAAGGAATTATGGGAGATTTCCACAAAAGCTGGCGCATATGAGTACTTTCCTGATTTGTTACAATGGTCCATCGAAAATGAGAAACAACAACTCGTTGATCAACTCGTTTTTTCAGACAAACTCTTCAAATATGATATGCCACCCGGTCCAAGATGCATCGGTCGTTTGGACGGACTGTGTGAAGTAATGCGTTCTAAGTCGATAAATGATCTACAACTGATTAAAAATATCTCGACAAACGCGAATGGGTCCATCGATCTGTTTAAAACAAACAATGCGTGGATTGTCGGGAAAAAAGCGAACAACCCAGCAAAAATTCTTGAACATGTTCATGAGAGCTATATTGGATTGAATGCTATCAATAATCTTGTAGGAAAAATACCAAACTTCATGTACGTATTTGGCCCGGCAAAGGATGCCAAAGATATGGTGTTCAGTGAATACGTGACAGGAACGACCTTCTTCGATTGGTTACAGTCTCCTAATTTTAACACCTCCGAGTTTCTCATGATCCTGCTTCAGATAAACTTGGCGTTGTCTGTCGCACAAACCTTTACAGGATTTATCCATTATGACTTGTACCCGTGGAATGTTATCATTCAGAAAATACAGCGTAAAGTTAAATTTACATACTTCGTAGAGATTGGAAAAGTTCTCACTATTGAAACAGATATCATCCCAGTCATTATCGATTACGGCAAATCTAGAGTTGTTGTACATGAAAAAGACTTTGGATTGGTCGACCATGGATTCGCGAACCTATACAGAACGAGTCGGATTATTGATACGCTGACATTGCTTTATAGTTCTTTGAACATTCTTAAAGCCCGTCCCGGACTGGACCATCTGAGTCAATATGGGCTGAAAATCGGGCTCCCACATGCATCGGATATTAAATTTAACAGTCAATTTGGTTCCATGTTTGAGTCTGTCGACACGTTAAAAGGCGTCCGACCAATTGATTTTATAGATTTCATTGTATCGCATTATCCAGCCGTTTTCCAGAGCGTTCTAAAAAACCCCGGCACTTTTCCCGACAAATTGTATATGACTGAAAAGGGGAATCCAGTCCAAACGTCCATGCAAATGTTACATGGAGATGAAAACACTGCATTGTTTGGCGTTATTGAACACATAAATAAATCACGACCACCCATCAGCACAGACGCCTTTTTCCAACATGTTATTACGAACATGTTGGAACGAAGACTTCTATGGATCGACGATGAGGTCGAAATCAAAGGAAATAATGCTGTGAAAACGGCGTGGTCGACTCTCAGAAAAATCTTTGAATATCAGCCCACACCGACAACAAATGAACCATTTATTGATTACCCTACACCTCAACAACTATATATTGACGGTTTTATGTCGCCTTCTCGAGTTCGTGATTTCACGAACGAAGGAATGTTGGACGATTGGAAAAAGATCTGGACATTGTATGTTGAAGCATACTTATTCAAAGTTGTTCAAAATACTGGCACACTAGGAGCGTTCATTCAGATAGATGGGTTCGAATATATGAATGCGATCTCGAGCCACAATTTACTGAGAAAACTACAAATGACCCTGTTACCTCCTGAAACCTCGATTTTACGACACGTGTCATAATGAATTTATACTTTTGAATTAAGAAAACAGATAAGTAGTAAAATGTTCTTGACATCCAATGATTTTGATGTTCAGCGGAATGAGTTGGTATTAAACCTTCCAGGGTATTATTTTGTCTTTTTTATGACACGATCATGTGAATACTGCGATGATCTTAAACCTGTTTTTGACGAGTTGAGCAGACTGACAACTGGCTGCAATTTTGTATATGTTGACGTGGATAAAGAGAACCGACAAATAATCTCAAAGTCTCATGCAACAAATAATCCTATTACATATGTTCCATTGTTATTGTTATACATTGATGGCCATTATGTGGACAAATTTACACCAGACGAACAGACACCGTCCAATAATCTGAGACTCATGAGCTCTTTTCTCAGATCTCATTCAAAACAACAGAAAGCTGCACCAGAACCATCTCGCGTTCCTCCATATTCTATTGGTATCCCAGGGAATCATGCACAACAAAATATTTGTTATATTCAACCAAACAAGAAATAAAAAGATTTTATGACCGACGTGTCATAAAATTGAAAATCGGTTCCAAAAAATGTCAAAATTTAATTAATTAATGATTATGGAAAAACTTTTAACGCAACAAAAACCACCATTAAAAAACGGTTACATCTTATTTCCGCATCAAAAGAATACGATGAAATGGATGAAACACCGGGAGACAATGTCAAACGAGCATAGTATTGGCATTAGAGGCGGAATATTGTGTTTGTGTATGGGTATGGGCAAAACATTAATCGCTTTAGACTATGCGTTACGAAATAAAGGAAGATTTCCCACTCTGATCATAACGTCAAAAACGGTTATGAATGAATGGAAATCAGAAGGAGTTGAAAAATTTTATCATCAAAACGATGTAAAAGTTTTGTATCTTCACAGCGAGCATCTCAAAAAAGCAATAAATAAAATCGATAGAAAGGAAATCCTTCAATATGACATAGTCATCACTACTTACGATGTGTGCATGTCTGCATGTAAAAAGGGGAAATACTATCTTCAATGCTTGGAATTGGGAGAGGCTGGGACACTGTTAAAAGATAAAATTGTTGCAATTCATACTCGGAATTCTAATGTAGATATTCCGTCTCTGCAGGGCCCTGATGTTATATATGGCACTCCATGGGAAAGAGTAATTTGCGATGAATCGCAACGATTTGCTAATCCAAAAACAATGACGTACAAATACATGATGGCAATTTATGGGAAATTTAAATGGTGCCTTACAGGCACTCCCATCAGAAATTACCATACAGATATCTGGAGTCAACTTAGATTTTGCGGATATACAGGCGTTACCAGCGCACATTCTTGGAAGATGGAGGGGGTTGATATTTTTAAATCCCACAATTTAATTTCGGCAATTTTGAAAATGTCGTATGATGATGCTGGAATTAAAATGCCGGAGAAAATCGAACGAGAGGTTTCCGTCGAGTTAGAAGGGAAACACAAGGAAATTTACGAGCACGTGTTGAAACAAACTCTTGACACGTACTCAAAAATGATGAAGGATCTATGCTCGTTTTCGTGCGTGCTAGCGCTTTTTCTAAGACTCCGACAATGTGTTATTGCTCCATATCTTATAACACCACATTCAAAACGCAGTGTTACCAAAAATAAACCGGCGATGGACGTTGATATAACAGGGTTTGGAGACTGGTGCTTTGATAAAATTGGAGAGGCCGGGATAAAAAGCGCTAAAATGATGAAGGCGATTGAAATAATCAGAGACATAACGGCTGAAAACAAACAAGCTAAAATTGTCATTTTTTCTATGTTTACATCATGCCTGGATTTATTAAGTGACGCAATACACACAGAACTTCCAATGTTTAAATTTGTTCAGATTGATGGAGATACAAAAAACAGAGCAGCCCCTCTCAATCAATTCAAAACAGAAACTGAAACTCGCGGACTGCTGATGACGTATAAAGTTGGGTCCGAGGGCCTAAACCTCACCGAAGCTGTACATTGCATATGCCTTGAACCCTGGTGGACTAACGCTGTTCATAATCAAGCAAAAGCACGTCTTTGGCGACTCGGACAAACAAACACCGTTTATATTCACAATCTTATCGGTAGAAACTCGATTGAAACAAACATCATAGAAATGTGTCAAAAAAAGGATAACATGAGCGCAAGTTATCTAAACGCAAACGCTACTAAGAGGCCAGAAGGAGCCGGTCTTGATAAACATATGCTGGGGAAGATTTTGGGACTAAAAACCATATTTTAATACAAAAATACAAAAATATTTCATTATACCTAATTTTATGAGAATTTCTCATAAAATTAAATTTTATGCTTGAATATTGTGTAACCAACCATTCACAAGAACAGTTCCGCTGATTCGCGGAACTATTTTCTGCGATACATTGTTTCTCCAAATAATTTTTTGTTATTTATATTTAAATTTTATTTATACTTTATTTTATACTTAAACGACCCTTCTGACTCTTCCGAATCACTTTGCTCTAACTCCACATTTGACGCTTTCCAGCCCGTCAACTCTTTGATTCTATTCCACAATCCCGTCTTTGT